TTATTCAAACAGTTTGTATTCGCTGAAAGTGATGACTTCTTTTCCTACAATCGCATTAATTTCTTTTAACCGCTCTTGTAGCGGAATAATCTCATTGACGAAAAACACTTTAGTCGCTTTTTCTACGTCACCAAAACCACCGGTATTATTCGGAATAATCCCCATCAGTTGCGGCGGCACTCGGTGGGCTGCAAGCACATCATCACGGCTCGTGTTTTTTATATTAAGAAATTCATCTTTTGCCACCGCATCGGAAAGCGGAATGACTTGTAACCCGTCTTTCTTGCCGTTTGGAATATATACAAATAGATTTTTGAAATTACCAGTACCTTTAGTTTGTCGGAGCTGTTCTTTTATTGCTTCCACATCATCTTTATTTTGAGTGGGATCAGTCAAATACATAATCGAACCCGCATGTGCGCCGTTGAGATAATATTTACGGCGGAATAATGTCGCACTCTCATTTAAAAAGGCGGATTGTAATGCCGCCAAATATTCCGGCACGCCATAAATTTCTTGATTCACATCAGGATTAACCAAATTGAAAACCGAACCTTTTGCAAACTCGTGTTCATCAAATCCATTCACCACCTGATAAAATACACCCTGCTCTACACCCACCCGCATATATTTTGCCAGTGGTGCATTTAATGCGATCACCTCACCAAAAGGATTACGTTTAATTTCAACGTAGGCATTACCAAAAACCAAATAATCCTGCACCAATTTTTCTAACTGGGTGCGGGGTAAAAGTGCGGTCGTTTTGCAAGTAGAAAGCAAAATGTTTTTCTTCACGGTGATTGCACTTTGGTGATGGGACGAAGCATTAATAGCCTTGGCGAGATAGCTTAAATTAATCGGTGGATTGTAATATTTTTGATACATCAACACCGGCTCAAAATAATTTAAAATTTCCGAACGGTCTAAAACTGGAATCGGTTCGCCAAAACTAAATGCTTCCGCTTTTGGATGAGAAAGTGCGGTCATTTTTTTGCGTGATTTTTTCATTTATTTGTCCTATTCAAAAGTAAAAATAGTGGCTTGATTGCCGGCAATATCACCGCCAAAGCCGTAAGGTACGTTCAAAATGCAGTTCATAATCGCCCACGATAAATCACCATGGCTTGCCTCTTCCGAACGGTCGGAAACGTAAGTCATTCGGCCCGTGCCGGTTGTGCGTTTTTTCACTGTCATAAAACTGGTGATGATTTCTTTGCCATCAAATTTAAGGCGACGTTTCTGAATGAGATTTTGCGTTTTCAGCACCATTTCATTCTTCAGATCGGCGTTATAATCTAGCCCTTGCGCCATCGGGTAAAATTTTCTCACTTCTTGATACACGCCCGACCCCATTCCCGTTTTATCAATCACAATACGGGTGACGTTATAATCATCACAAAATTGTTTGATTCGATTTGCTTGCGCTTCATAATCCATACCGTGAAAGGTTTGCCAATGCAACACACGATAGTCGCCCCCTTCCACTTTAGGCGGGGCAACAATCGCCAGTGCCGCGCGGTCGCCGGTAAATGCGGGGTCATAACCAAGCCACACCTCACGATTGCCAAAGGGCCGTTTCCATTCGGGTTTATAATCCGTCCACTCTTCCCAGCTATCCACTTGGCATAGTTGTAAATCGGCAAACTTGAAGGCGGAACTATCATCATCGGCAAATTGACACAAAAACAACTGCTCAAATTCTTCCTTACTGTTTTCTGCAATCAAATCATCAATATTGAACAGATTGCACCCGCCTTCCATCGCATCGTAAATGCTGACAATCTGTTTCCATTGGCGATCGGCGCACAATTTCCCACTTTTTAAATTTTCGTGAGAAATATCAATTTCCACTTTTTCTGATTTCGCACGGTTGCGATTAAAGGCTTTACCGGAAAAGAACGCATAAGCGGGGTGTGCAATGGTAGTGGGCGTAGAAAAGTAAGTTTGACGATACATCTTTTGCGCCGCCATACCCGATGCCACTTTACGCATCACATCAAATTTCGGCACCCAAAACACCTCATCAAAATACAAATTGCCGTGATAGGATTGGGCGGTGGCGGAGTTTGTCCCCAAAAAAATCAGCTCCGCCCCATTCGGCAGTTTGATGGTTTCCCCTTTTAAATCCACGTCTGCCGTCTGCTTGGCATAATTAACAATGTAAGAACGGAACTGCAATGCCTGTTTTTTACTGGCCGAAAGGAAAATTTGGTTATGGCCCGTTGTCAGCGCATCAACAAAGGCTTCATGAGCAAAATAATAAGTCGCCCCAATCTGACGACTTTTCAAAATATTGCGGATTCGATGTTCCTTCGCCTTGTGCCACACCCGCTGATAATTAAACATTCCCTCAAGAAAGCCATTAATCAACAATTCCTCTTGTTCTTGGTCTATCGCATTCTGTTCTGTTTTCTTACGTTCGCCTTTATTGCGATTAGCCAGTTTCGGATTCAAATCCACTTCATTGCCGTCGCCAAAGGAATATTTTTTCACTCGTGCCATCCGTTCCATTTGGCGACCGAGTAAATCAATTTCTTTGTAATCTGCCCCACTCTTATTTTCTTTCAGAATAAGCAAATTCAACCGGCTTTCAAGGGTCAGTTCCACTCGCCCGACCGGTGCAAAATCGTCCCATTTCTCACGTTCTTTCCAACTGGAAATTGTCGATGTTGGAATATTTAACTGACGTGATATTTCCGCAATTTTATAACCGCTGAAATACATCACTTGTGCTTGGCGTTTGGTGTCTGCCGTGGTGTCTAAAGTCATGGCTTGGTATTCTTTCTCCATTTTCCCTCTGAAAAAATTTACTTTAAAGTATAAAAAAAAACCTTGCAAAATATACGCAAACGTATAAAATAAACCCATCTTAAACAAACATAGGAGATTAAGTGAAGCCCAGACAATTTCTGAAATACTTGCAAAGTCAAGGGGTGGAAATCCAACAAGGCACAAAGCACTACCGCTTATACCGAAACGGCAAAAACACCCAACTGACCCGAAGCTCAAAAGATATTGCCGAAGCAACCATCAGCAAAATCAAAAAGCAGTTAGAAATTGAATAATCCAAGCCCTCGAAAGGGGGCTTATTGGCACACTTAATCACCCCACAAGGAGAACAACACGAATGCGTTACTACCCTGCGACCCTCGAACAAGTCGAGGAAAACGGCAAGCCCTACTACATCGGCACGCTACAATTCAGCGACAACAGCAATGCTATTGTGCAAGCCGACACGGGAAGCGAAGCCATCACTGAGCTTGAATCCGCTCTTATCGGTGCGGTTGAGTTCGCTTTTAAAGATGATGACCCCTTCCCCGAACCGACATCACCGAAAAAAGGCGACATTCTCGTTTTAATGCCCACGCTCGTTGAAGCCAAAGTGCTGATTCACAACGAACGCATAAAACGTAAACTCAGTAAAACCGAACTGGGCAAACTGGCGGGCTTTACTCCGGCAGAAATGCAACGCCTGCTTAACCCTTGGTACAAAAGCGGCATTGATAAGCTCGACAAGCTCTCTCAAGCCCTTAATCAAATGCTGAAATTAGCGTTGAAATAATCCACCAATCACAAAGGAGTAATTTATGATCTTTACCGTTGGTGTTGAAACACCAAATAACGAAGATACCGCTTACGGCATGATCGTCCCAGCACTCTACGAACTCAAATGGGGCGGTATCAGTGCTGCCGATGAAATCGGTGAGCTTCACGCAATGGTCAGCGAATCCATCCAATTAAGCCTACAAACCATGGCACAAGAAGATTTTGACATCACCTCCATTTTGGATAAAGGCTACCACCATTACCAAAGTGATCCTGAATATGCTCACGTTGATAGCTGGCTACTCGTTGATATTGACATCACACCTTATCTCAAAGCGAAGCACAAAATAGAAATCAATGTACCCGATTATTTGCTACAACGCATTGATCGCCGTATCAACGCAATGAGCATTTATAAAAGCCGTGATGATTTCTTTGCTATAGCTGCTCACCGAGAACTTTACGCCCACTCGGATCAATAGGTGTAGTCTCCCCCTACCCTTGACAATCCACATTGTTAAGGGTAGGATTTGTTCCAAGGTCTCAAAAGCCTTATAACGAACGGTCATTCACCCCGTCAGCGTGATTTTTTTGTATCCGCAAAAAGTGCGGTCAAAAAACAACAATTTTATTCAATGGTCGAGAGTGCGAGGAATACAACACCGTAAGGGAATAACTCCGCTCGATTCGTTACGAGTTTTGAGCTCTCGACCGCCCAATTTTTGGGATTTCCATCAAAAGGAATAACGAAATGACAACTCAGATTTCTACTTTCAATTTCAAATCTTTTCTAGTTCGTATTCAATCATTCAACAATGAACCGTATTTCTGCCTATCCGATGTTTGCGAAGTATTAGGTGTAAATCGTAGAAGTGCTGAATCATTCCGCTTGAATGAGAAGGGGTACAATAAAATTGCAACCCTTACAAACGGTGGAAAACAAGAACTCACCTTTATCAACGAACCCAACCTCTACCGCATTATTTTCCGTTCCAACAAAGCTGAAGCAGTGGAGTTTCAAAACTGGGTATTTGAAGAAGTACTACCGCAAATCCGCAAAACGGGGAAATACCACATCAGCCAAGCAACCTTACCAATGCCAACCCCCACTTACACACAATCTTTTTCCCAACAAGATATTAATAACCTAGTGTGGTTGCTGTTCTCTCATGAAAAAATGCGTTTCTTACTGGAAAATCTATATAAACCACTCGCATTGTTAGATTCACCATTTGCGCCAAAAGTGTATGGCTGTGTCACAGAATACAAACGGATTTATAAAACTGCTAAACCGCGAATTAAAAAATTGTTGGATAGCCTCCAAAGGGACAATCCGGAACAATGGCGACATCTCAACCGTTATCTGAACAACGAAATCTAATTCAAATTTAACCGCTCTTTTGCTAGCACTCAGGAGCGGTTTTTTCTTGCCTGCCATAGTAGAAAGGATAAGTGCGATCGTCTTTCGGGGCGATTTGTGAAACGCAATGCAACAATGGCAAGCACTCGCACGGGCGTGAAAAGTCTTTCAGAATGGGCGCAACATCAACCTTTGAAAGGATAACCCATGCCAAAAAAATCAAAATGGTTTGTCGTTGCAACAGAAGGCGCAACCACAGATGGTCGTGAAATTCAGCGTAAGTGGATTGAGGAAATGGCTGAAAGCTATGATCCGAAAAATACTTACGGCGCACGCATTAACTTAGATCACATCAAATTCACCCTATTTTTTGAAGATATGCCAAATGCGCATTGTTTCGGTGATGTAATTGCGTTGAAAACTCAAAAACGTGAAGACGGTAAATTGCAATTATTAGCCGAAATCATCCCAACGGAAAGTTTGATTAAGCTCAATCAGGCGGGGCAAAAAGTTTATACCTCCGTGGAAATCGACACCAATTTTGCCGACACCGGCAAAGCCTATTTAGTCGGATTAGCAGTAACAGACAATCCGGCAAGCCTTGGCACGGAAATGCTTTCCTTTTCCCACAACGGATTAAATTCACGCAAATTAAAAGCAGATAACCTTTTCACCGCCGCCATTGAAACCGAATTAGAGTTTGTGGAAGAAGCAGAAAAATCTCCATCCATTCTTGAAAAAATCAAAGGATTATTCGCTAAAAAAGAAAAATCCGATGATGAACGTTTTGCCGTGCATGAACAATCCATCGAATTGCTTGCCGAGCAAACCAAAGAAAACTTGGAAAAATTGACCGCACTTTCTGCCGATTTTGAAAAACAAAAAGCGGAATTTGCCACAATGCAAGAAACCCAAGAAGCGATTCAAAGCAAGTTTACCCAACTTGAACAAACGCCATCCGCCGACTATACCGAACGCCCTTTAGTGGCGGGCGAAAAAGCCGAAGCAGACGGACGTTTCTTCTAATCATCACCACAGGAAGCCAAAATGAATAAATTTACCAAAACCAAATTAGCCCATTATTTCGCCGGTGTTGCTGCAGACAATGGTGAATCCGTAGAATTTGTTGCCGCAGGCGGTCAGTTCACCGTTGAGCCAACCATTCAACAAAAACTCGAAAATGCCGTATTGGAAAACTCCGATTTTCTAAAACGCATTAATGTGGTGATGGTCACCGAAATGAAGGGGGCGACCTTGCGTTTAGGCGTATTAGGCCCGATTGCAAGCCGCACCGATACCAACAAAAAAGAACGTGAAACAAGAGACATTCACAGTCTTGAAGAAAACACCTACTCTTGTGAGCAAACCAACTTTGACACCCATTTAAACTATGCCACTTTGGATAGTTGGTCGAAATTTCCTGATTTTGTCGCCCGTATTGGCAATCTCAAAGCCGAACGCATTGCCCATGACCGTATTATGATCGGGTTTAACGGCTCAAGTGTTGCAACCACAACAGACCTTACCGCCAACCCATTATTGCAAGATGTCAATATCGGCTGGTTACATCAAATTGAAACCAAAGCCACAGCCCGTATGATGACGGAAGAAACCAAAGGCAGCGGCAAAATCGAAATCGGCACAGGGAAAACTTACAAAAATCTTGATGCCTTTGTGTTCGCCCTCAAAGAAGACTTTATTCCCGCACAATACCGTGACGACACTAAATTAGTAGCGATTATGGGTAGCGATTTATTAGCGGATAAATACTTCCCATTAATCAACCAAGAAAAACCAAGTGAACAAGTCGCCGGTGATACGGTCATCAGTCAAAAACGGGTGGGCGGTTTACAGGCGGTGTCTGTGCCGTATTTCCCGAAAGGCACGGTGCTGATTACCGCATTGGATAACTTGTCAATCTACGTCCAAGAAGGCAAAGTGCGCCGTCACTTTAAAGACAAGCCGGAACGCAACCGAGTAGAAGACTATTTATCTTCAAATGAAGCGTACGTGGTCGAAAACTATGAAGCAGTGGCACTGGCGAAAAACATCCGGATTGTTGATGCACCGGCGACTGAAACCACTAACGGCACAACGGAATAAGCCAATGCGCCCAACTAAACGTCATTTTCTGGAAACCTCTGCCGCTTTAGCTAATGCGGCAGAAACCGAAGATTTAAGCCAATTTAGCGAATACGACAAAATGCTCCGCTTGCTTGCCCGCCATAAAAAGGATTTGAAACAAATCCAATCCACGGTGCGCAAAGCAGAATTTAAAAAACGTATTTTGCCGGATTATCTGCCTTGGCTTGAAGGGGCATTATCTGCCGGCACGGGCAAACAAGATAATGTGGTGATGACGTGGTGTGTCTGGGCGATTGACTGCGCAGAATATCACCTTGCCTTAACCATTGCCGACTATGCCGTTTTTCACGATTTGCGACTGCCTGACCCCTTCAGCCGAACCTTAGGCACACTTATCGCCGAAGAATTTGCCGATGCAGCCAAAGCGGCACAAGCGGCAAATCAACCTTTTAACGTGGCATATTTGGAACAGGCAAACCGCATTACCACCGATTGCGATATGCCGGACGAAAGCCGTGCAAGATTATTGCGTGAATTGGGATTGCTTACTGCAGTAAAAAATCCCGAACAAGCCTTGCAATACCTTGAATCAGCCCTCGGTTTAGATCAAAAAATCGGCGTAAAAGGTGAAATCAAAAAATTAAGAAAACAGCTTGAAAAGGCTGAATCTTAATTTAAAGGAATTTAGACAAGATTCTTTTTAAACATTTGGAAACCATTGACCAATTCAACAAGGTCAAATACATAAAAATCATCATTGAAAGAAAATGAATTTGTTGCGTGTTAATTGAATATCCAAATATCTCAAATGTTTTTGTATCACCTCGTGCGATAAATTCAAGTAAAGCAATACAAAAGCTACCTAAATAATTAATAGCAACAATTAATCTCTCTTTCAACGTGGAAAATCCTATGAATAAAAAATCTTACGACAGTTTAATTCTTAAATTGTATTTAGCAAGCGCATTTATTGTGCTTTACGGAATGATTTTCCGATAACCCAAGCAAACCACGCAGCCGCGGGGCGGATTCAAAGTGCGGTCAAATTTTCTTAAATTTACACCGCATTTGATGAATCCCCACCCCGCGTTTTTTATAGGTAAACACAATGTCAGACGGTGCAATTTCCATCAAACTCGCCCCCGATTATGAAATGGGTGTGGTACAAAAACAGGTCGAAACCTACCCTAACACCGATGATTTCATCAGCAATGAACCTTTCTTCCCTGATTTGTCGATGTCGCAATGCCGTAATCAAATGCGACTTGACGGCACTGTCACTGAATTTCGCCTAAAAGATGCCTTGATTGAGGCAATGGCGTCCGTTAATGAAGAATTAACCGAATTTCAACAGGAAAATGCGAAATACGCTCATTTGAAAAATATTCCTGCGCCGGTTATCAATGAAGAAAGCATCTTAGTGCAACGTTATCAACGTGCCGTGATTTGCCTTGCCGTTGCCAATTTATACGAACGCTATGCCAGCTACGACAGCACCCATGAGGGCGAAAAGAAAATGGAACAGCTTAAAGAGATCATCGACCAACTCCGCCGAGATGCCCGTTTTGCTATTAGCGATATGTTGAAACGCCGAAGAATAGATGTGGAGCTGATCTGATGAAAGTTCTCGCACAACAAAATGACAATCTCGATGCCATTGTTTATCGGCACTTAGGCAAAAGCCAAGGCTATTTAGAAATCGCATGCGAACTGAATCCGCATTTAATGCACTTGCCAATAATCCCTATCGGCACAGAAGTGAATTTGCCCGATCCTGACGCCGAAAAAATCAGCGTGGCACAAGATACGCTGCAACTTTGGAGCTAAAAATGAAAGATATTCAAAGCCACGCACCTTATGTATCAAGCGGATTTACCGCATTTATGGGATTTATCAGCAATATGTTCAGCAATGTTACGCTTGCCGATGTCGGCGTTATCGTCGGGATTATCGTCACCATCGCTACATGGGTGGTGAATTGGTATTACAAGAAAAAAGATTTTGAATTAAGAAAATTAGAAGTAGAAGGAAAACTCCATGATAAGAAAAAGCGCTAAATGGGCGTGTGGTATCGCCGCCATTGTTGGTTTAACCGTGGCTTTACACGGCAATGAGATCCGCACCTCGGAAAAAGGATTATTGCTCATTGGCAATGCCGAAGGCTGCCAACGAAAGCCCTATCACTGCCCTGCTGATGTCCTAACCTTTGGCATTGGCACAACGGAAGCCGTAGAAAAAATTATTCCCAACAAAATTTACACTGACAAAGAAATCGCCAATGCTTTTGCCAAAGGCGTACAACAAGCGGAAAAATGCGTCAACACTTATGCCAACGGGCAAGCCATGCCCCAAGGGGCATTTGATGCCTTAACCTCGATCACCTTCAATGTTGGATGTGGCAAACTCAAAAACAGCACGCTTTTTAAAATGGCAAGAAAAGGTTACAGCAAAGCTATGTGCGGTCAGTTTGAACGTTGGATTTATGCAAATGGAAAACCGCTAAAAGGTTTAATTGAACGCCGACAACAGGAGAAAGCCCTATGTTTAACTTCTTAAGTTCAAAAGAAAAATGGGTGTTATTAGTTGGCCCGTTGCTGCTCTTACTGCTCATCTTGTTTCAAGGTTGGCAAGCCAATCACTGGCACGCTGAAATGGTGAAAGAAGAACAGCTCAAAGCCAAATGGCAAGCCTCTTACATGGCATTAAATGAACACGTGCAACAGTTTGCCGAACAGCAAAAGCAACTGACCCAAGCCGTTAATGCCCTAAAACATCAACAAACCCAACAAACACAGGATCTAAAAAATGCACTTAAACAACATCAAACTTGGGCTGACAGCCCTATTCCTGACAGTGTGCGTGGCGTGCTCAACCGCCCCGCAAATCATTAAACAGCCGATACTCTGCCCACAAACGGCAGAGTGCGGTCAATTTTCGCCACAAATTCGCACCAACGGCGAACTGGCGGAAGCCTACCAACAGGCACAGCACCATTTAAATTTATGCGTGGTTGAAAATCACAGCCTGAAAAAATGTATTGATGATTTTAATCAAAAGGAAAAAGCCAATGACTGATCAATTTGACCGTGCACAACAACTTGAAGAAATGGCACGTGAAATCGCCCTGAAAAAACACCGCACGTTTAAGGCAGTCAGCCGACTTTACTGTGAAGATTGCGATGCCCCCATTCCCGAAAAACGCCGCCAAACCATTCAGGGTGTCACCCGTTGTGTGATATGCCAAGAACAGGAAGAAAAACGGCAACGGAATTATAGATAAGGGAATGTTAGAAAATGAAAAAGCCCAACCAACTGCGCAAAATCCTTGAGCAAAGTTTGCCCGACTTTGTTGATAATCCCGACCGCTTACAGCTTTACACGGACGGCGGGCAAATTATCGCTACCGGTAGCCACTCATTCAGTTTTGAATATCGCTATACACTGAACATCATTGTGACCGATTATGCCGGTGACATTGCTTCATTGGTTGTACCGATGATTGCCTATCTACGCACCAATCAACCGGAAATCTTTGAAAATCCCCAACTGCGTGAAAATGCCTTTAAGTTTCAAGTGGATTACAACAATAACGACACCGCAGACATCAGTTTTGAAATCAAACTCACCGAGCGTGTGATCTCAAAAAAAGACGGCGACAGCGTGCAACTGAATTATGCCAAAGAACCGGTGCTTGATGATCCTCGCATTGTGAAAGTGTATTTGCAGGATTGGGATAATTTGATTTTTGAGGGTGAGGCATAGGGAAAAATGACTGATGGTATCCAACAAGTCAAAGTCGCTTTTGCGGAACTGTTAAAAAATATCAGCAAGCCACGAAGACGCTTGCTTTATCAACAAATTGGCAGAGAACTGGCAAGAAATCAGCGAAGAAGAATCAAAGCCCAACAAAATCCCGATGGTTCTACTTATGAACCCCGTAAACCCAGAAAACACTTTGGCAAGAAAAAAGGACGAATCAAACGTCAATTAATGTTTAGAAAACTCGCTATGCCGGCTCACATGAAATTACGTTACGGACAAGATGAAATTTCGTTAGGTTTTTATGGGGGTGATGCAGTTATCGCTTCAGTTCACCAATACGGATTACAGAGTAGCCCATCTGAAAATAAGGAGTTCAAGGTGAAATATGCCCAGCGTGAATTGCTAGGCTTTAATGATGAAGATATTGAGATGATCGAAAGATTTGTAATTAAAGCAATATCAGAAATCAATGTTTAGTTACGGGAAAACAATCCCAAAACAGCACCAACAATCGCAACAAATGGAGTGACAAAAATGGCACTAATTAATCCAGCCCCAATGAATGACACAAAACAGATTGAAAACCAACTAATATGTGGCAACGCACTATAAGTTTGATAAACCAAAGTCGGGAAAACAATAAAAATCCCGATGAATAAAATCCAATCTATTGAACGTTCCATCATAATCCCCTATCAGTTTACTTTCTAGGTGAATAATATGAGTAAAGATTTAAAAATTCAAGTGTTATTGTCCGCAATGGATAAATTAAGTGCTCCATTCAAAAACGCTCAAAAAGCCACACAACAATTATCAAGTGTGCTAAATGAAAATAAGACAAAGTTAAGAACACTGTCACGAGAATATAATAAAAACGAATCACAAATAAAAAAATATCGTGACACATTAAATCCATTGAAATCAAAATTAGCTGAAAATACACAAGCACTAAGTAAATCTTATGCTGAAGTCCGTCGTATGAAATCAGCATTGAAAAATATGTCTAATCCAACAGCAGGATTTACTAAAAAATTAGATGATGCTAAAAAAAATTTAGAGAAGCTAAAAAAAGAGCAAACGGAAAATATTGCAAAATTAAAAGAAGCACGTAATCAATTTCAACGCAATGGCGTTAGCGCAAGCATACTAGGACAGCGCCAAAGAGAATTGCAAGCCCAGATAAAAGGCTCTAATAAAGAAATCGACCAACAGCGCACGAAATTAGAAAAATTAAATGAAAAAACACGCCGCCAAAATACCTATCGACAACGTGTAGATAGTCTGCGAACCAAAGCAGAACAATACGCAAATATTGGTGGTCGAGCAATGGCAACCCACACTATGATGAAAGATAAAATTGCACAACCGGTTAGCGCATTTGCACAAGCCGAAGTTGCAGCAACCAATCTAAAAGTAGCCATGATGGATAAAGACGGCAAAGTGCCGGAAGCCTTTGAGAAAGTCAATAAGCTAGCAACTCAGCTAGGAGATAAATTACCGGGGACAACAGCAGATTTCCAAGATTTAATGACAATGCTCGTTCGCCAAGGGATGAGTGTCGAAACTATTTTAGGTGGGACTGGCGAAGCAGCTGCTTATCTTTCCGTTCAACTTGAAATGCCGCCAAGACAAGCGGCAGAGTTTGCCGCCAAAATGCAAGATGCTACACGCACCACCGAAAAAGATATGATGGACTTAATGGATGTAATCCAAAAAGGATTTTATGCCGGTGTGGATCCAACAAATATGTTGGGTGCCTTTAAAAATCTTGGTTCAGCTATGGATTTAATCAAGGTTAAAGGCTTAGAAGGTGCAAAAACCTTTGCGCCATTTGTTGCGATGTTTGACCAAGCCGGTATGGATGGTTCATCTCAAGGAAATGCAATGCGAAAAGTGCTAAAAAAAGGCATGGATACAGCAAAGATACAAAAAGCACTTAAAGATTTAAAAGGAGACAAATTACTCCCTAAAAATTTCAATCTTAATTTTACTAATGGTAAAGGTGAGTTTGGAGGATTTGATAATTTATTCAAGCAACTAGACAAATTAAAGACTTTAACCACTGAAGCAAGGGAAGCCGTGATTAAAGAAATCTTCGGCAATGATGCAGAAGTAAACATGGTGCTTTCTACCCTTATTGAAAAAGGCAAAGACGGTTATGAAGAATTTGCCGAAAAAATGGAAAAACAAGCCTCTTTGCGTAAACGTGTTGATGAACAATTAAAAACACTGACAAATATTTGGGAAGCTACAACCGGTACATTCACCAACTTACTTGCTGAGATCGGTACAACCATTGCACCACAATTAAAACAACTATCAGAAGAATTGGGGGAAATAGCCGAAAAAATCAAAGATTGGGTAAAAGCAAATCCGGAACTTACCGGCACATTAATGAAAATTGCCGCTGTTCTAACCGCAGTGATTGGTATCACCGGTGCATTGGCTTCCGCATTTAGCTTTTTATTATTCCCGATTGGACGAATCGCATTATTTATCGGTTCATTAGCAAAAACAATGATTACTGCAATTCCAACTATTTTATCTTTCAGTGCTGCTTTGCTTACTAATCCTTTGACTTGGATTGTCGTAGGGATTGTTGCGGTTATTGCGGCAATTGTACTATTAGTAAAAAATTGGGATATTGTAAAAGAAAGTTTAAGCAATGGTTGGAATTGGCTCTGTGAACAAGCTAAGCAAATTTGGAATAATATTACTCAAACGATTAGCGAAAAAGTAGAAGAATTAAAAACCAAGGTTGGGACTATTACTGATTCTATTGGCAATTATTTTAATGAGAAATGGAACAGCTTAGTTGATACTGCTAAAAATTTTGGTGCAAATATGATGAATAAAGTCAAAGATGGCGTAATGGAAACCTTTGAAAAAATAAAAGGTTCAATTCAAAGCACAATTGATTGGTTTAAAGAAAAACTTGGTTTTTCCACAGAAGCAGAAAAGCAAATCGAACAAAGTAAACAAAATGTTGCCAACCTTGAAAACAACACAAACCAAGTGCCAAATGTCAACAAATGGTCGGGCGGTTATGCCGGCAATGGTGGAAAATATGAACCCAAAGGGATTTTTCACGGCGGCGAATATGTGATGACAAAAGAGGCGACCTCACGCCTTGGCATTCACACCCTAAACGCCCTCAATTATGGCAAACAAGCCTTGATTGCAGGTGGGTTGGGTGTGAGCGTTGCCACTGCCGCACCGGTGCAAGTAGATCACCGACCGCCCATTTCTGTTCGCCCCGTTACGGCTCAAGTTGCACAGCCGATGAATGTAAACATCACTATCAATGCGGCAAAAGGTATGGATGAACGAATGATTGCACAGCAAGTCGCAAAAGAATTTCAGCGTATCCAAAACCAACAACAAGCACGCACACGAAATAGTTTACGTGATCGGGTTTAACCAAAGGGCGAAAGCCCTTTTTTATTGAATTGGGCTTATTAATTTGTTAATATACTCTTAAAGATGACAGAATGAACCACTAATGAGAATTTTTAAAACCAAAGCCTTTGATAAATTCGCACAAAAAAACCATATTTTAGATAACGAGCTACCCAAAGCGATCATGCGGGCAGAACAAGGTTTAATTGATGCCGATTTAGGAGGAAATATTATTAAGCAACGTCTCGCAAGGGAAGGTCAAGGGCGCAGTGGTGGTTTCCGTTCTTTTATCTTTTATCGTATTAATGAAAATAACTATTTTGTTGCCGGAATTAGTAAAAATGTGCGTGATAATATTTCACCGCAAGAACTTACCGCACTGAAAGAATTAGCCAAAGTTTATGCAACATTTACACCGCAGCAAATAGAATTACAAATCCAAAACGGGTTACTTATTGAAGTGTTACCGGAGGTAAAAAATGAGTGAATTATTAGCGATGATCCATGAAAATGCGGCAGATTTACACGAAGCCGGATTAATGGACAAAAAAACCATGAAAAAATTTGATGAATTATGTATAACGCCTGTGCCAACATTTACACCGGACGAAATCAAAGCTATTCGAGAAAAAGAGCGTGTTTCACAAACAGTCTTTGCTCATTATCTTAACGTGAGTAAAAATATGATTTCCGAATGGGAAAGAGGGGTAAAAAAACCTACCGGCACAGCGTTAAAACTTTTAACATTAGTCCAACATAAAGGCATTGAAATCCTTGCCTAACTGCTACAATTCCTGATACTGAGCAAGCTAACCAGGCTTGCTTTTTTGTTACCCCAAAATTCACACTTCCCCACCCTCGCATTTATCCCCTATCTCGCCAACAATAACGCTATTTATTACAACCGAAAAAAGGCTTTATGTCCGCCGAATTCAACCGCCGATTAGATAACCTGATTCGTTTTGGCACCATTGCCGAAGTAGATTATGCGACAGCCCGTGTGAGGGTAAAGAGCGGTCAAATTCTGACAGATTTTTTACCTTTTATTACGCTCCGTGCCGGCACGACAAAAACGTGGTCGCCGCCGACTGTGAACGAGCAATGTGTGATTTTAGCGGCAAGCGGTGAATTTACCACCGCTTGTGTGCTGGTTGGGCTTTACACGCAAAACAGCCCAAGCCATTCACCCGATTTGCACGTCATTCAATTTGCCGACGGCGCAACCATTGAATACAACCAAGCAAGCGGGCGCTTAAATGTTGCCGGCATTAAATCCGCCTTTATCAATGCCAGTGAACAAATAGATATTTTCTGCCCTACGGTGAATATCAAAGGCAATGTCAATATTAACGGTTCACTTTCAACTAGCGGTACAAGCACCACAAAAGGCAATATCAGTACACAAGGCAGCGTAACGGCAAGCGGTGATATTAAAGGCGGCGCAATCAGCCTACAAAATCACGTACACATCGCCCAAGGCGAAAGAGCAAGAACCACAAACGCAAAAGTTTAATGATGAATAGATTCACAGGCGAACGCTTAACTGATGAAAGTTCGCACATCAAACAATCCATCGCCGATATTTTACTCACGCCCATTGGCTCGCGTATTCAACGGCGGGAATATGGCAGTTTAATTCCAATGTTGATTGACCGACCGATTAACACCGTTTTATTACTGCAGCTTGCCGCTTGTGCCGTGACCGCGATCAACCGTTGGGAACCAAGGGTACAAATCACCCAATTTAAACCACAACTGACAGAACGTGGCATTACCGCAAGTTATGTGGTGCGTTATCGCAAAAATAATCAAGAAATTCGCAATGAACAACTCTTACTCGGTGGCAAACAATGAGCGAACTTGTCGATTTATCCAAACTTGATGCACCCAAAGTGCTTGAAGACTTAAATTTTGAAACCCTGTTGGCAGAACGCAAAGCTGAATTTATCGCTTTATTTCCGCAAGAAGAACGCCCATTTTGGCAAGCTCGGTTAAGTATTGAAAGTGAACCCATTACTAAATTACTGCAAGAAGTGGTTTATTTACAGTTGCTTGAACGCTCCCGTATTAATCAGGCAGCACAAGCCACGATGTTGGCGTATGCCACGGGTTCGGATCTTGATGTCATTGCCGCCAACTTCAATGTACAACGACAAATCATTCAAGCAGAAGACAACAGCGTAACACCAAAAATACCGGCTATTTTAGAAGATGACACCTCGCTACGTTTGCGTACTCAACTAGCTTTTGAGGGGCTTTCTGTTGCTGGTCCTCGTTCCGCTTATGTCTTTCACGCCCTTTCCGCACACCCCGAAATCGCCGATGTGTCTGTCATTTCCCCAGAACCGGCACAAGTAACCGTCACCATTTTAAGCCGAATCGGGCAAGGCACGGCAAGTGAACAAGTATTAAATGCCGTGCGTAAAAAACTCAATGATGAAAATATCCGCCCTATTGGTGATCGTGTGACTGTGCAAAGTGCGGTGATCCACGCTTATAGCATCCGAGCCAAATTACATTTATACCGTGGGCCGGAATATGAACCAATCAAAGCCGAGGCATTTAAAAAACTCACTGCCTACACGGAAGAAAAACGAAGACTTGGGCGTGATATTAGCCTTTCCGGTATTTATGCCGCTTTGCATTTAGAAGGCGTGCAACGTGTGGAGTTATTAAGTCCCACAACCGACATAGTGCTGCCAAGTTCAAAATCTGCTTATTGCACCAACATTAATCTCGAGGTAGTGAGCAGTGATGATTACTAGTCACTTATTGCCGATTGGCTCAACCCCACTGGAAAAACGGGCGGCGGAAATTCTCAAAAGTGCGGTTGAAAATCCCATTATTATTGCGGATTTAATCAACCCTGATCGCTGCCCTGTTGAATTGCTCCCCTATCTTGCGTGGACATTTTCCGTGGATAAATGGGACGAACACTGGACAGAAAACGTCAAGCGAACAGCGATTAAACAATCGTATTTTGTACATAAACACAAAGGCACGATTGCCGCCGTCAAACGGGTGATTGAACCCATCGGCTATTTAGTTGAGCTGAAAGAATGGTTTAACACTCAACAGCAAGGAATCCCCGGCACATTTAGCCTAACCGTGGAAGTGCCGGAAAGTGGCCTAAGTGAACAAACCTACAATGAATTAGTGCGACTGGTGAATGATGTCAAACCTGTCTCACGCCACTTAACCCAACTTGCTATCGCCATTTCGCCAACAGGTGCACTGAACACCTTTATCGGACAACAAGAAGGCGAGATCATTACTATCTACCCACAAGGATAACTATGGCTTCACAATATTTTGCAATTTTAACCGATTATGGCACGACTGCTTTTGCCAAAGCCTTAAGCAGTAAACAGCCGTTACAACTCACCACCTTTGCCGTGGGTGATGGTAACGGACGAGCGGTCACCCCAACAGCAAACCGTACTGCACTTGTGCGTGAAAAACACCGTGCGCCGGTCAGCGCCGTTTCCCTTGATCCTCGTAACAATAAACAAGTTATCGTGGAATTAACGATTCCTGAAAATATAGGCGGTTTCTATATTCGAGAAATGGGCGTATTTGATAACCACAATAAACTCATTGCTTATGCCAACTGCCCTGAAAGTTTTAAACCGCTTGAAAGTAGTGGCAGCGGCAAAATTCAAGTGTTGCGGATGATCTTAAAAGTCGCCTCATCAAATGCGGTCACATTAAGTGTTGATCACAGCGTGATTTTTGTCACCCGCCAACAACTTACGCCGAAAACGATCACCGCCACAACACAAAACGGCTTTGATGAAAGCGGGCATAGCCACGAGATTGCCAAAGCCAACACCACCCAAATGGGGATAACCCAACATACCAATAATTACAACGGCGACAGCGAAACGCTTTCACTTTCGCAAAAAGGGGCAAAAGCAATCAAAGCCTTGATTGATAGCGTGACTCGTAACTTGAGTCACTATATCCCCAACAGCAAAAAATCATCCTCTGTTGGGAGCAATTCAGCTGACACGGTGGCAACATCAGCTGCCGCTAAAACCGCTTATGATAAAGGCGTAACGGCTTTAAATAAGGCGAATGACGCCAATAACAATGCCAATGGACGTGTGAGTAAATCAGGCGATACGATGACGGGCGACCTTTCTATTAAAAGTGGCGATTATTCAAAGTTAAAGCTCTATAACCTTGACGGCAAAGAATTTCGTTTTGAGTCAACTCCAGATAGCCACGACAGTATTGGGAAAGCAAGCTATCGTAGTGCTGATGATGCAACCGAGTATTACGCGCAACTTTTCCCACAAAAGAGCGGCACGCTTGCACTTACGAATGAAGTTATCCTGAACACGGGCAATCAGTCAATCAACGGCATTTTAAAAGCCGAAAGCGTAAACGGTGCATGGGCTGCTTATGAATTTGGTGCAAAACAAGATATCTGGCATTTAGAGGTTCATCCGGATAGCCACACAGCAGGCAATCGCCGATTTAATATGAAATGGATGCCTAATAGTGGCACGCAGGTTTATTTGTCATTCCCACATATTGGCGATAATGGTGATACGGTCGCCTATCAAAGTTGGGTCAATGCCGAACTTCAAAAAGTGCGGTCTGTTGCAAATAGTGCAAACACAAATGCTAATAGTCGCGCATCAAAACGAGCTTTAACAAATGATGATTTAAATAATATTACGGCATCCGGCATTTACGGGCAATCTTTAGATCCTAATTCGACATCGGGTCGACATTATCCGATTCAGCAAGCGGGAAAGCTGATAGTGACTGAAAGCTCCGGCTTTGGCGCACAGCAGCTTTACATCACTTATCACGATAATCACATTTATGCTAGAGGTAAAAATCACGCAGGTTGGAATAACTGGAAGCGTATTGATGGCTTGGATAAAGTCAACAAAAGTGGCGATACGATGACAGGTGATTTATCTATCCGTAATGGCGATTATTCAAAATTAAAACTTTACAACTCAAGCGGTAAAGAGTTTAGGTTTGAATCTACGCCTGATAGCCACAGCAATATTGGGAAAGCGAGCTATCGTAGCCCGGATGGGACAACGGAGTATTACGCACAGTATTTCCCGAAAAAAAGCGGTACGGTGGCATTGGTTGAAGATCTTAATGGCGTTCATTATTCCAACCATGCTTACGTTGAAACCACGATTAACAATAGTGACTACGGTGGGGCGAATTTTAAGCGCCGTGGCAGTGCCGGCAACTGGGACAGCCGCATTGAACCTCTACCGGACAAACGTTGGAAATTCTGGACGCAAAACTCACACGAAATTTATTTACCGGCGAAAGGTGGCACGGTAGCGTTGTTGGAAGATTTTACTCAAAACCTATCCGGTAACGGTTGGTGCAAACTGCCGAACGGTTTAATTATGCAATGGGGTAAAGCAAATGGCGGTTGGGTCAATTTCCCGATTGCTTTTCCGAATAGCTGCTTTTCCGTTGTGGGGACGCAAGGTGAGGGAAGAAATTACGAGCCATATATCATCACCAATATTAGCAACACCAAGTTTTATCACAAAGGAAAATTTGAGGGAGATGCCCAAAATGCGCACTGGATTGCGATTGGACGATAAGGAGGATTTATGTATTTTTTTGACGAAACGATCAATGCTTTTTTAGTTGAGGGTATCCACAACATTCCGGCAAACGCTATCAACGTGTCAGAGGCAGAATATGATGAACTTATCGCTAAACGTGATGCAGGTTGCGAGCTTTATATTTTAGACGGCAAAGTGAAAGCGACCCCGCCCCGCCCGTCAGATGGATATGATTGGGACGGTAAAAACTGGGAGATTTCAGCGGAAAAACTGACCGCACTTTTAACCGACCGAAAAACAGCGTTATTGCAACACATTGCGGATAAAACCTACCAATTAAAAGCACAGTATTTGCAGGGCTATTCCCAAGCTGAAATTGATAGTTTTTATCGGCAGGAACGTGAGGCACGAGGCGAATTACCGTTAATGTTGTTGACCGAACTATTCGAGGGGCGGGACGATTTAGCTAATATTGAGCAACTCAAGGAAAAAGTTATCGAAAAAGCGGATTTGTTTGCAATCATTATGGGAAAAACCTTTGCCGTTAAGCAGAATTTTGAAACCCATATTGAACAAGCCCAAACCTTAGAAGAACTGGAAAATATTAGTAAGGAGATTGACCAATGGCAATCTATTTAGCCCTTTACAAAGGCAAAGCAAAAAATCGCTTTGAACGCTTGCAAGACAGTATTATTCGTTTTTTCACAAAAGGTGAATATTCGCACTGTGAATTGGTCGTTGAGCGACAAGAACAATGGGGGCAATACGATTACCGCCCTGTTTATGATTGTTACAGTTCAAGCCCACGTGACGGTGGCGTGCGTTGTAAGCGAATCAATGTAGCCGACCGCACCAAGTGGGACTTAATCCCGCTAGATAACATCACCGAGCCCCAAATCAACGCCTATTTTGACCGCACTTCGGGCGCAAAATACGATTGGTGGGGCGTGTTGGGGATTGTGTTTGGGATTAAACAAAAACGCTCAAAATATTTTTGTTCGGAATGGTGTTTTAATGCCATCAAAGGCAGCGAAGAAGGCTGGCGATTTAGCCCGAATCAGTTGGCTGTCATATACCAACCAAGTAGGACGTGATAAAAGTGCGGTCAATTTTGACCGCACTTTGTTAATTGATTGCTCACACTTTCCCCCGCTCGCACTCCCCTACGTACTCACGCAAAATAGCCCTATCTTTTAATCAGCAGAAACCATAGGGCTAAATTATGTCTGAAGAATATCTCCACGGTGTCAAAGTCACTGAAATTTCCGAAGCTTTGCGCACCTTGACGACATCATCCACTGCCGTCATTGGTTTGGTTGCGACAGCACCTGACGCAGACAATGACACCTTCCCACTGAATAAACCAACCTTGCTCACCGGCATTACACCGTCAATCATTGCCAAAGCAGGCAAAACCGGTACGCTTTCCCGTGCATTAGACGGCATTTTAGATATTGTCAATTGTAAAGTCGTTGTGATCCGTGTTGCAGAAAATGCCGATGAATCACAAATGAAATCCAACGTGATCGGCGGTGTCGATGACGAAGGCAATTACACCGGCTTGAAAGCGTTTTTAGTTTCTGCCGCCGTTTGTGGAGTTAAACCCCGCATTTTCTGTGTGCCGAAATATGATTCGCAAGATGTCACCACTGAATTAATTAGCGTAGCGCAAAAACTCAATGGCTTTGTGTATGCCTCTTGCTACGGGTGCAACACGAAAGAACAAGCTGTGACTTATCGCCGTCAATTTTCACAACGTGAGCTAATGTTGATTTTTGGTGATTTCCTTTCTTTCAATCCTCACACCAAACAAACGGAAGTGGATTATGCCGTGGTGCGTGCTGCTGCAATGCGTGCATTCCAAGATAAAGAATTTGGTTGGCATACGTCTATTTCAAACAAGGGTTTAAACGGTGTCACCGGTGTGACAAAACCGTTGTCATTCGACATCAACGACAGTGCGACTGATGTCAATTATTTGAACGAACAAGGCATTACCGCTTGTATCAATTACAACGGTTACAAATTCTGGGGCTTGCGTACCTGTTCTGCCGACAAGTTATTTATCTACGAAAACTACACCCGCACCGCACAAGTGCTGAAAGACACGATTGCCCAATCATTCGATTGGGCGGTAGGTAAAGACATTTCCGTCAATCTTGTAAAAGAGATTGTGGAAGCCATCAATGCGAAATGGCGTGAATTTGTGGCGAAAGGTTATTTGGTTGGTGGCAAAGCCTTTATCAATCCTGAATTAAACACCGCAGCAACCTTAAAAGATGCGAAATTGCTTGTCTCTTATGATTACTGCCCTGTGCCACCGTTAGAACAGCTTGGCTTTAACCAATATATCAGCGATGAATATTTGGTTGAATTTGCTGCCAACATCGCAAAAGTAGGAGCGTAACAAATGGCTTTACCCCGTAAATTAAAACTGATGAATTTCTTGGCTGACGGCAATTCCTATCGTGGTCAAGTCACCGAAATCACCCAACCTAAACTCGCTTTAAAACTGGAAGAATACCGTGCAGGCGGTATGTTCGGACCGGTAAAAGTCAATCTCGGTGTTGAAGCCCTTGAGGCGCAATTCAAAATGGGCGGTTATATGACCGAGCTTTTGAAACAATTTGGCGGAGCGATTGACGGCACACCGCTACGCTTTGCCGGTGCATATCAACAAGACGACACCGAAGAAGTCACCAGTATTGAACTTGTGATGCGTGGTCGTTTCGGTGAAATCGACAACGGCACCAGTAAATCAGGCGACGACACCGAACAAAGCTACACCGTGCCTTTGACTTATTACAAAATCATCGAAAACGGCAAAGATATTATCGAAATTGATCTGCTCAATTCCGTGTTTATCATGGACGGTAAAGACCGCTTAGCGGAACACCGTGCAGCCATAGGTATTTAATTTCACACACCTTGCCCCGAAAGGGGCATTTTTAGAAATCTCCCCCTCCCCCCTCTTTATGAAAGAGGGGGAATATTAAAGGATAAAACTATGAAAAATGAAACCTCAAAAATTATTACACTTAGCGCACCAATTATGCGTGGCGATAAACACATCACCGACATCACCGTGATTAAACCCACCGTGCCGGCATTAAAGGGGTTGAAAATGTTTGACGTGTTGAAAATGGATGTGGATGCCTTGCAAGTGTTATTGCCACGCGTTACCCAACCGGTGCTACACAAAGCGGACTTTTCCACAATGGAAGTGGCTGACTTCACAGAACTTGCTGCGGCGGCTGTCGGTTTTTTAGGGAAGAACTCGGAAACGGAAAATCCGACCGAGTAATCTTAATCGCTGCCACGGTGGAAGATGCCATGGCCGATATTGCTCTGATTTTCCACTGGCAACCGCAAGCCTTTGACGAGATGACATTTAGCGAGCTTATGCAATGGCGAGAAAAAGCGAGAGAACGCAATGAGACAGAAGGTGATTGATTATTTAATGGCAAAACCCCGTTATGTGATTTGGCGCATTTTGTTGGCCGCACTTCTCTGCTTTTGGCTGATTGTTATCTTTGGCATTGCTTTTTCACTCATCAAGTCATTTCAATAGGTTAAAATTCGGACACACGCAGTGTGTCCCTACAAAAAACAAATTATGCAACTGCAACATAATATTGGAATTTTTTGACCGCACTTTTTATGGAATTCAAAAATGAAATCTGTATTTATTTTTCTTTTCTATTTTCTTTCTATTATTACCGTGTCAGGTTTTGCTGCGTTCCTGATGTATCACCGAATTGAAGGTTGGGGTTGGCTCGTTTTTATTGATGTTTTGCTGGTTAGCATGACAATTCGGACTGCTGATAAACCTCAATCTGAAGGATAACATCATGCTCCAAAACTCCGCCCTTGCTGCCCTTGGCGTGTTTGTGTTTACCCGTCAAACCGTGCCTTTTCAGAGCTTAGACCGTCAATCATCGTGGCGACATCCCACCAATTCCGTTGTGGGGCAAATGCCAAAAACCCAGTTTACTGGCAAAGATTCGGAAACCGTTACTATTAGCGGTCGATTAATCCCTGAAATCACAGGTGGTACATTAAGCCTTGCCATGTTGGAATTAATGGCGGAAAGCGGTGCAGCATTTCCTTTGATTGAAGGGGCAAATTTTATGTTGATGGGGTTCTTTGTGATCGAATCTATCCAAGAAACCCGCACAGAATTGTTCGGCGATGGCACGGCACGTGCGATTGATTTTACCCTTAATTTAAAACGTACTGATGATCCACTATTGATTGAGCTTGCGCAAAATGTGATGGGAGCAATTTAATGTTTGAGTTTGCCACCAATCACCGCACACCTAAATTTTCTGTGGTTGTGATCACGCAAGATAAACAGAAAAACGACATCACGCAAACTGTTGCCGACCGTTTAATGAGTATGCAGATTGAGGACAATCGGGGCTTTGAAGCGGATATGCTTGATTTGCAGCTTTCCGACCACGACGGCAAACTCGCCCTTCCCCCTCGTAACGCCGCCATTCAAGTGGCGATAGGTTGGCGAGCAAAAAGAGCGGTCATTTCACAATATCAAACTCGGTGCATTGATTGACCAAATCGCCAAAGAAAATAAATTGGAAAGCCAATGTGCCAAAGAATATACCGAACAAACCATTTCACACCTCGACCAAACCAACGAAAGCGACATTAATTTACTGACACGTCTTGCAGAAGAATATGGCGCAATGGCAACAGTGAAGAATGGCGTGTTGCTGTTTATGCCATTGGGCGCAGCCAAAACCGCCACAGACAAACCCATTCCAGCGGTTCAAATCACTAAATCGGAAGGCGACAGCTACAATTTCAGCATTGCCGAAAGCGACAACTACAAAGCCGTGCGTGCCTATTGGCACAATACGGACACCGGCAAACGGGGGGAGATCACCGTTGATACCAACACTAAAATCGTGAAAAAACAGCGAATGACAAAAGGCAGAACGCTGAAAAACGGCACAGTGAAAGGCAGACACTTGAGCAAGCGGAAATACAACACCGTAGAACAGCAAGAGCCGGTTACAAGCAATAGCGATCAAATCAAAACCCTTCGCCACACTTACGCCACGGAAGCCTCCGCAATCAATGCGGCAAAATCCGCTTTTGATAAACTCAAGCGTGGTGTAGCAAGTTTTAGCATCACCCTTGCCTACGGCATACCGGATTTAATGCCGGAAACACCGGTGCAACTTTCAGGCTTTAAACAAGAAATTGACGGGGCGGATTGGTTGATTACGAAGGTTTCGCACAATATCAGCGACAATGGCTATACTTCGCAAGTGGAGTGTGAGTTGAAGGTTGAGGCGGAAGAAGTGGCGGTGAGGAAAGAGGAAAAGTAGCACAAAAAAGTTGGGTAATTACGTTTAATTTGAAAATTGATAAAAATCTATTAAATAAACTTATTGATTGTATAAAAATGAAGTTTGTTAGTGAAAGATATTCCTTTTGCATAATAAGGTTACCAATCGGATTTAACACTGTCTGTTTATTTTTATGATGCAATTGAATGACTTGTGCTAAATTACAATGAGTATGCTTTGACAAAAGAAATACGGAATTATATATCGTTTGATCATCTATTTTATTTGAGTATTCCTTTGCCTTCGGTGTTAATTTAAAATCTTTTTCCTTTTCAAGATCATTAAGTTTTTTGGATAAATTATCTATCTTCTCACTAATTTCATTAAGTTTTCGTTCTTTTTCATCTGATGAATACATTCCTTCTACATTCTTTAAAATTTTTTCTTTTTCTTTATAGTCAGAATATGTAACTCTATCCATTCCAAATTGCTCATTTGTACACATTTCTTCCAATTTCAAAAAGCATTCAACCAAAGATCGTAATAGAATAGGAACAGATAAGAAATTCTTATTTTCAAAATTGGAGAAAACTTCCTTAACCAACATCAAGATATGGAAGAAAAAAACAATCTTGTCAATTCTATCTTCCTTTTTCACCAAATCTAAGTTAGATGAGAATTCATCTAACCATTCCTTATATGTATTAAATTGTTCTTTTGCTAATTCTATCAGTTCATCTTCTGTTTTGATTAACTTTAACTTATTTTCACACATTATTATCTCCTACAAACATTCTCACAAGGCACGCCATCGCCATCCTGATCTAATCTATCCATCCCACATTGCTTTAAGTAAAATTTTGCTTGGGCGCAAGACTTCATTTGTTTGCAATAGGGAATCGAATCCTCACAACTAAATTGCTCTGTATCCGCTTTCTTCCCCTTGGCAAGTACAGGGGAAGAAATCAGAAAAAGTGCGGTTAAAATGGGAGTGAGTTTTTTCAGTTTTGATTCCTTAATCAAATACTTTTGGTTGTTTTTCCAATTTCTCTATCGTCAAAAATGCAACGCCACCTAAGCTAGGATGAACAGTTAGTTTGAGAGTCAATCCATCAACTAATTTAGTTTCTTCAATACTTTCTTTATTTTTCGATTTCTTCATTTTTTTGCCGACAATATCCATCATTGATGTAACCGTCTTAAATGATTTGTCCGGATTAGGGGTAGCAAGCATGGCTGCCGCAATTCCCCCTGTTGATTGCATAACAATATTTGCATCATTCACAAAAGCAAACTGAACGGCAACTTGTACTATATGCTCTTTATCTTTGCCTATCGCATATACTCTGACAAAATCACTAATCGTTGTGGAATATTCCTGATTCCCATTTGCCAGTTCCCGACTATCATTTTGGAAAAGAGACAGATCAAAGGCTTGTTTTAATTTGACCTGTATGTTTGTGAAATCAACATCAAGCGGAAGTTTCACCACTTCATAAGGCTGTTCAATTTTTCCAGTCAGTAAGCCAGTGAGAATTTGTTTGCGATACTCTTCCCGATTAAACGCATCTGCCCGTTTTGAGCGAGAATAGCCCAAGATGTTATATTCATCGTCTTTATCGAAAGAGACATAATCATCAAAAGATTTCATTGCGCTATATGTTTGCAGAACTTTTAGCGCATTTTCACGGGTAATTTTGCCTTTGATTGCTGCATTTTTGCCGTATGGCTTGCCATTTTGTTTTATTGGTTCAAGCGTTAAATCAACACTATCCACATTTAAGTGTGCAAAAATTTCAAAAATATTCGCAATAAATTTTCTTTCCAAGTCATTGCGAATGTCTTTTTGATCTAAATCCTCAAATACAGATTCTTTTAAGGTTAATTTGAGTGGGTTTTCAGACTTAACAACAATCGTTTTATCTTCAATATCATAATCATGACGAAAGAGATCAATCGCATTATTTAAAATCACACGACCGCTTTCTGTTTTTGTAAATGGAATATTGAAGAATTTCTCAGGTGTAACGGCTTTGATTGTTTCTTCTTGTGCTACATTAGGTGTTGACTGAGCCGTTTGAGGAGCTGCCTCAGCAACATTATTTTGATTTTGTGAAGTATTATCATCACAACCCACAACCGCCATTGCACATAATGTTAAAGCAAATAGTTTTTTCATAAAAACACTCCGCCTGCTATTGACTTAAAATGCATTCTGCGATTAGTTTATCGAACCGTCTTACATCAATTTTTTTATCAAGCTGTAGCTTGATATGTCCAGCCCTTGTCCAAAGTTCAATTTCTGCCGTAAAATCTAACAATCGCCCTGCATTTTCACTAGACCACATATTAATGCTGCTATAAGGAAGGGAATAAATCTCAACTTTTTTTCCAGTAAAACCTTGAGCATCCCGAACAATTAAACGGCGATTTGTAAAAATCGCAATATCCCTTAACGCACGATATGCCTGAACAACATACTCCCCAGTCACCAATAAGTTTTGTACATCTTCCGGTGCTTCACATTCTTGGTGGAAAATCCAAACCAAATTCGCTTTTAATTCACTCATAATATATTCTCCTGTTTACTAATAAATCACCACTTACGCATTTCCATCGGTAAACTAAACACTACTCTTCCGTGAATAAATAGTCCCTCATCGTCCGTAATTTCCCATTTTTCATAAGCAGGGTTATCGGAAATGACAAGTAATTTATGCCCGACCTTTTGTAAGCGTTTAATAAAAATTTGTTCGCCATAGGTGAATACATATAAACCGTCAAAGGAAAAAGAACGTTCTGATATATCCACATAAAGAATATCGCCACTTGATAAGGTGGGATACATACTATCGCCACACACAGTAATAATTTTGAGGGTATTACTATTACTGCGTCCAAATTTCTCACGAAAGAAATCAATATCAAATTCTTGCGCAAGCAAGCCTTGTTCTGTGCCGGTTAAAAACACTCCGTTGCCGGCACTGGCTTCAACTTCTAAAATTTCAACCCGCACTGTATTTTGATTAATCGGTTCTTGCATATTCACCACTCTTATAACGGATTGCGAGTCAGGCTCCCCTTCCCCTGTTTTCAACCAGTGCGCATTTACTCCTAGAGCAGCAGCAATTTCTAGAATATTTTTTGGATTAAGAGTTTCTCCCCTAATTATTTTCGATATTGCCTGTTGAGAAACCCCCACTTTTTTAGAAAAAGCATTCACAGAAAGGCGTTGCTCATACAATTTATCTTGAAGTCTTGTTGCTAAATCAGACATAAAAATCTCCTATTGGTAAAAATATAACTTTGGTTACAAAAAAACAATTGAATAATAGTTGAATTATTTCAACTTTAGTTGCAATATTTATTTCAACCAAAGTTGAAAAAGGTAACTTATGAAGGGTATTGACAAAGCAATAAGCCTCTGTGGAAGAAAAGCGGATATGGCAAGAATCTGCGCAGTCAGTCAAACATCTGTGGTGAAATGGATAAACGGTGGAAAAATGGACGTGAAATATATTCCGCCCATTCTGCAAGCCACCAATTTTGAAGTGAACCCAACAGAATTGCGACCGGATGTGGATTGGGCGGTGATTTATGAAGGGTTGAAAAAGGTTTTTGAGAAGAAAGCTAAAGCGCTTTAATCCAACGAACAAAACGCTCAATTTCGTTTTTGATGTAATGGCGTTCTTTATAAGTAAACAGTGCCATCAGTAAACCAATAAACCAACGAAGGTGACCTTGCGTAAACGCATAGTTTTCTATTGTTAGCGTAGGATTATCACTCAATAAGATAAAAGTGAGGGTGGAGATGGCGGCAAAGAGAGACCAATTAATGATGAAATTTAATAATCGTTTGAACATAGCGTATATCGCAGCGTTAGTTGTTTTTCTTTCAGGTGTGTTAGTACACATTTTGGCATAACAGGAGGCATTATGGCAAACAACGTTGATGAACAATTGAGAAAGGTTTTTGAGTAAAAGAAAAGGGGTGTGTATGTGTGATCTAGAAAAAAACTCGGCACAAGCCGAGCTTCTCGTGAAAATAGCGCATGAGGCTATAAATAAGGCGAAAAATGATGTCGCCATTCTTGCGGTACTTGACGCGGCAATAGAAGCTGAATCTCCGATGATGGAAACTGTGGAAGTGCGCGATATGTCTTCAGCAGAGAAAGTGCGGTTCCAAACTGACGGTGTTTCATTAGCTCGCACAGGACATGCTTTAGCTGCTGCTCGAACAAGCGTTGAGCTTCGTTCACTCGCGGAAATAAGTGATGAAATTGATCAGTTGCTACTTTTAACTGATGAGCAGGATTTTGACACACTTGCATTACGCAAGTTGAAGCGAGCATTGCTAAGAAAGCATTTGGAGCAAGTTCGCGACGAAATTCTAATGATTCATACAGCGATCCAAGCAGAATTGAAGCATGGCTATTGTGAATGTAGTCGTTATTTGGGGCTTCCACTTCGTCTTCGTTATTAAACATGGGTGACTCCTGTTTTTTATATTGATAAATGGTTTTGAGTATAACAAAGGTGTGTGAATGAATGTAGATCATAAATGTACGAACTGCGGAAGCAATAATATTCGGGTTCGGACTTCCGAAAAAATCGGGTTGTTGGTGATTGATGTGATTGCTTATTGCAACAATTGCGGGACGGAGTTGAAAGTCACCAGCCAAATCACGCGGGTGAGAACACCAACTTATAACGAACGCCCTGAAGCGTTAATGGCGAATAAGCCGTTAAGACAGATTGATGAACGTCAGTTAGAAATCGACACCGATTAATCTTTAATTTTCCCTTTAATTTTTAACCCTTGTCGTTTGATAAAAATCAATCGACAGGATTTTTGCAACCAAAATTTAGGAGTTTGAGCAAATGGCAAGCAAAAAATATACCTACGACAGCCGAAATACATGTAAACCTGAACGAGTGAATGTGTGGCAGTTAAATAAAACGGTAAAAGCATTGGAGCTGAAAGTGAAGGTGTTGGAACGCCATGTGGCACACCAAGTTGGGTTAAACGCCCAACAGGTTTTACTGAATGAATCGCTGCACGACCGTGTAGCGGAACTAGAAACAGCAAAATGGCACAACCCTGTGAAACGTTGGTTTAAGAAATGGGTTGATGTCGTTACGGGGAAATAAGCGAGGGGGTGTACGGTGTACGTTTTAGAAACAGAAAGTGCAGCAGAAAAATTTTGTAGAGAACATCAAGTGGCAGTACCACAGCTCACCAGTATTGATGAGTCTTTGCATTATTTAAAAGGTGAGAGCCGTTACCGTGTTGAACGGAGTTTTGACCGTTTACAACAAGGTTTTCGCGAATTTTTATTAACAATCGCCGAAGTGGATTTGAGCGATTTAAAAAGCCGTCATTATAGCGGTTACAAACTACACCACTATACCCAACAAGGGCAACTCAAGATAGCCAGAGCCTTTCGCAAAGTGCGGTTACTTTCAAAGGCATTTCCGCAAAGTATTACCGAGCGGGAATTTTTGCGAATAGACAGAAGAGGTAAATAAATGGCAACCATTATTTTAAGTCGTGGCGCTCTCGCCTTTGCCGCCAAAGATTTATACAAAAAAATGGACGAGGCGCAAGAAAAGCTGTTTGCCTACTTTTACCACTTGGACAAAGGCGATGATGAATCCGCCAATGTTGCCTTTCAAGAATTTTTAGATAAAGGCGATGAGGCGGTTAAGGCGAAGCGTGAGTTATTAAAAAAACGGGCAGATTGGGCAATGTGGAGAGCGAATAGAAGATGATTGATGTAATTGTGGGATTCATTGTAGCGGTGTTGGGCTTAATGCTTTTGGCTGCGGTGTTGAATGTCGTGTTGGGATTGTTAGCGGATTGGCTTAGTCAATATTTTTAGGAGGAAAAATGGCAGAAACAAATATTTGTATCGCATTAGATTGTGGGGCGACGTTAGAAATTATGCCAATTGGCACTCGCTTTCAGGTGTTGGAAATTTTGGGCGATCAAGATAGTTGGCATGGCAAACAAAAAACCCGTGCCATTGGTGGTTTGCATAGCACGGTTTGGGGTGCGATTGAAGAAGTCCGCCGTTATGACTTGGCGCAATATGAAGTGTTGAGTTTGGAAGATTTACTTAGTGCGGTGAATTCGACCAACGCCAAAATTAAAGAATACTTTGAATTGCATAGTGAATATTTAGCCAATACGGCGATGTAAAAGGATTCAATGATGAACTGGGTAGCTGAACGTGATCTTAATCTTGCCAAGCGCGAACAGGCAATGGCAGAAGCACGGGCGTTAATGGTGGAGAGTGCGGTCAAAATCAACCGCACTTTAGACAATGCGCAGGCAACAAGCGCACAAATGGCGTTATTTGCTGCTGCTCCGCATCAATTTGATTATGTCGAAAAACTGCTTGCTGTTCTGCCTCGCAAACGTCAACGAGAGCATTTTCGTAATGTTTGGTTGCGCGCTTTCGAGTCTGTCGCTGATGATGGCTCTATTGGGTTTAAATTCGGCAACAAACAATCAGCTTATGCCAACAGTTATTTGCGTGAGATTTTAACCAAACGATTACAAGCAGTTTTTCAACATTATCACATTAGCCTTGATTGGCTAGCGGAACGGGATACTCACTCTCGTGCAGTTGCACTTTCAAAGGGTAAACACATTCCTCAGTTGCCCTTTTATTTGTTGGCTGAACACCAGTTAAAAGAAATGGCATACAAACTGGCTATGTTGTTTTCCCGTTTGCAATCTGATTTTGTCAATGAGCAAGCAGAACGCAAGGCAAAAGGGGAAATCACTGTTGATGATTTTGGCGATCTTGTGCATGAGATGTATCGATTGTGCGGTGAAGTCTGTGCGGATATTGGTTTTCCGTTTAAAAACTGGCACGCGTTTCTTGAGAACCCTTTTTTAGATGTGAACAAAATTGACATTGATTTGCAAAAATCCGTCTGTGAAAAACATTGGTTTCGCCGGCTAAAAACGGCACAAAAACGATTAAAAGAGCATGTGGAAATTGGTTGTGGTGCAGTTTCGGCAAAAGTCAGCCCTTATGTTTCGCAAAGTGCGTTGAGTGATTACCGTGCACAACGTGCGGAAACCATGGCATTTCTTGAACAGATGGTGCTTGAGAATCTTGAAGATGCAACGGAACAAATGCCGTTGATTGATATGTGGAAACGTTCTTCGGGCAATCCCGCCATTCGTTTTAACGAGATGATGAACCGCTTGCGTGGCATTGATGAATGGGCAGAGGAAAACCACTATGTTTCGTTGTTTTTAACCTTGACTGCACCCTCTTCTTTCCATGCAGTGCATAGCAATGGGACAAATAATAAGAAATGGCAAGGGGCAAGCCCACGAGATACCCAACGTTATTTAAACAAAGTGTGGGCACAGTTGCGTGCGCAATTTGCCAAACGAGATATTGGCTTTTTCGGTTTTCGTGGTGTAGAGCCGCACCATGACGGCACACCACACTGGCATTTACTGATTTATGTCGCACCGGAACACAAAGAAACGGTGATTAAGTTATTCAAGAAAAAAGCATTGGAGCTTGATGGAGAAGAATTTGGGGCGAAAAAACACCGTTGTAAGGTGGATGAAATCGATCCTGAAAAAGGTTCTGCCATTGGCTACATTGCGAAATATATCGCAAAAAATATCTATGCCGGCAAACAGGCAAACGAAAAATCAGATGAAGTGGAAGATTTAACCTTGCGTGAAAACGTGATGCGTGTGAGTGCATGGGCGAATCTTTGGGGCATTCGTCAATTTCAATTCTACGGCACACCGCCAATTTCGACATGGCGTGAGTTACGCAAGATTGATGATGCCATGGCATCTTATGCCGATGATGATGTATTAGACACCGGACGTGCGGTGGCTGATGTGGGCTGTTTTGGCAGTTATTTGAATGTGCAAGGCGGGGCAATGGTGAAACGTTGCGATCAGCCGATTTGCATTGAGTATGAAGAAACCGAGCCGAATAAATACGGCGAAACCAGAAAGAAAATTGTGGGGGTGAAAAACAGATTTAGTTTAAAAACCATTATCACCAAAGTGAAAAATTGGGTGATTAAGAAAGGCGGTGTGGTTTCCACGTCTGCCGATTCGGAGTCCACCGAAACAAACAAGGCGCAGCGCGCCGCTTGGACTTGGACTTGGACTTGGACTTGGACTTGGACTTGTGTCAGTAACTGTAACCGTTCAAAAATCGAACAACAGGCTAATGAATTGATGTTGCCTATCGGTTTTCCATTAAAACCACGTCAAATTGATATGTTGATGAAATATGGGCGGTTACGGCTTAATGACTATCGGTGGATTTGTTGTGAAAACGACCATGTTTATTTAGAAGAAGTGAAAATTCCGTTGGCTCAAGCCTTTGGTTGGGGCGAGAGTTTAGGGGATTTTAGGTTAATTAATGAAAAGTGAGGTGAATTATGTCTTTATCTAAACAAGAATCTGCATGTATAAAAGCAAATGAACTTGAATATAAATTCTTAGAGCATTTGAAATACCATTATCAGCTACCGTTTCCACTAGAAGAATGGAATGATCCTAAAAACAAAATAACTTATGGTATTCGCCTTGCTCTAGGTCAATATTACCAAAAAGGTGCTTGTTCCGCAGGAATAAGATTTTCTGATTTTGTTCAGTGTTTGAGTAGCGATTTTTGCGGAGGAAGCCTTAAAACCGCAAGAGTATTGGGCTATTTACCTGAATATCGTAGAACATTAGCCAAAAAATACAAAATTCAGCGTGGATATGCTAATCCATCAGAATACAGCAGAAGTAGTCTTGTATTTGAATAATAATGGAGAAACGTAACAATGGTAGATTTACAACAACTTATTAAAAACATTGAGCTATGGGCGGAAGATAGAAATTTAATTGAAGGATCTACTCCACAAAAACAATTTATTAAATTGATGGAAGAATTTGGTGAGCTTTGTTCCGGTGTGTCTAAAAACAAACCTGATGTAGTGAAAGATAGTATTGGGGATTGTTTTGTGGTGATGGTGATTTTGGCGAGACAGTTCAACCGAAATGATTTGCTTGATGATATGGGATACATTGAACATCACCCACCATTTAACGGCAAAATTGAAGAAAGTTTGATTGATACTAGCGCATCTATTCATTCATTTCTTTACGCTCAACAAATCAAAGAGCATGAAAATGTGATGAAGTTTTTTGCATTTAGTGTGCTAGGTTTAGTTGAAGTTACGGATTATTTCCATCTTAATTTTGATGATTGCGTACAGTCTGCATGGGAAGAAATCAAAGACCGTAAGGGAAAAATGATTGACGGGGTGTTTGTGAAAGAGGGGGATTTGTGATGGTAACAAATGAACAAGTGATGGAAAAATTAGTGGAGCTTGAGGGCTTGTTGGCCCGTCAAGCTATTCATGAAAATAGTAAGGAATTGTGGGATATTAATCAGGTGGCTGAATACTTTGGTTATACGGTAAGGCATATGCGTGAAGTGGCGGCTGATCCTTTTTTTCCTCGTCCGGTTCAAGTTCCATCACAACGTGACTTAAACCAACCCACAAACCAAGTGCGCTATTTTGTTGGCGAGATTGTGCAATATGCGAAACATCGCCAACAACGCAGAAAGATGTTTTAGTCTAGCAGTTTCACCACATCTTCCATTTTCGGGGCATAGTAGGTATTCAATAAAATCTTGATGTCTCTATGCCCTGAAATTTTTGCCAAAGTCATCACATCCACTTTTTCAGATAAGCGGCTCAATGCCTCTCTCCGTGTATCGTGAAAATGTAAATCTGCCTCTGCAAGCCCTGCTCTTTCTTTTAATATTCTGAAATTCGCATCAAGGGATCTCGCATTTAATTGAAAAATTAAGTCACAATCTTGCGTTTTGATTAAAGCAAGATGTTTGATAATTTCTATTGCTTTAGAAGATAACGGAACATTGCGAGGATGGCCATTTTTACTTGTAGGGATATGCAAAATTCGATTTTGTGCATTCAAATGTTCCCATTTTGCACCACAAATTTCACCGGCACGCATAGCGGTTTCAATGGCAAAAAGCATTGCCGCTGCCGCTCTGCTTTGTTTGGTTATGGGGGCGTGTGATAAATCATAACCGGAAACAAACACAAGGCGTTCAATTTCTTGATCCGAATAGCGGCGAGAGCGTTCTTTTGGTGTTTTGGGTTTTCGCACGTTTTTGAGTGGGTTTTCTTTTAAAAATTTCCATTCACCACATGACATTGTCATGATGTGTGATAGCGTGTTCCATTCCCTTAAAACACTGGCAACACTGACTTTTGCTAATCGTTCGTCGCGCCATAAAATGAAGTCATTTTCTGATAAATCTTGTAGTAATACTCTGCCAAGAGGCATATCCATGAGACGAATAAGGCGTAGTCGCTCTTCGCGATAACTCTTTTTATGCCGGCTCACCTCTTTAATGTATTTGTCGATAACCTCGGCAAATGTCATGTAGGGAATGCCTGTGTTGTAGCTACCGTTTTTGATTTTTGTTTCAATTTCATCCGCCCATGCGATAGCTTCTGCTTTGGTACGGAATTGTTCAGACTTTGACACGCCTTTTCGACGAATTTGTACCCGCCATTTGCCATTTCTTTTTGTTATTGATGCCAT